CCCGTAGAGGGCATTCAGTTCGGGGTGGTCTCGGAGTTTCCCTTGGCCTCCTCCACGGTGGGGCCGCCGAAAGCCGCGAGGAAGTCGGCCTGGTACTCCTGAATCCACGCCTCCAAACGCAGCACCTCCAGGTCCTCGTCGCCGAAGACGCGGCGCACGCCGCCGGGGTGGTAGAGGCACGTGCTGGCGACGCGCACGATGAAGTTCCATGCGGTGATGTCTTCGACCACCTCGTTCTTGGCGTTCATCTCACCGGCCTTCCGGGCCGCGGCGAGCATGGCCACCTTGTCGCCCTGACTGGGCTCGCAGATGTCGTAGGAGTCATCGCCCAGGCGGATGCGCTTGTGTATCTTGCGGCCGAGTCCGATGGGCTTGCGGTAAGTGGGGGCAGTGGCAGTCATTGCGGGTGTCTCCTGTGGTGCGGGTGAGAGGGATTGCGTCAGTACGCGACGGGGGCGCCGGCGCCGTTGAGGGTGACGGAGAGGGTGATGAGGTCGGCGACGGACTTCCCCTCCTCGTAGGAGTCCACCGTCACCGGGTAGCGCCAGCCGCGCTCGCCCTCGTCGCCGTCCGCGTCCTCGATTACGAGGAGGTAGATGACGGTGTCCGACATGAAGGAGCTGCGCAGCAGCACGTGCGGCGCGCTGCCCTTGAAGAGGTGTCCGGACAGGGGAATGGTGTAGTCCTTCAGCGTCTTCTTGCGGCGCTTGTAGCCGTCGCTGCCGAAGTAGTTGGTGTCCACCTGGTCGGCACTGAAGGTGACGGTGGCTTCGTTGATGCCCTCCAGCTTGTTCGCTTCGGAGGGCACCGCGTCGGCGGTGGCCGCGAGGTGGAGAGCATCGACGTAGGCGGCAGAGGGTTCCGGCATGGCAATTCCTTTCAGCGGGAGCGGGAGTTGAGCTGCGCGAGGTAGTCCGCCAGCACCTGCTGGACGCCCTTGCGAGCGACGGAGCGGGAGCGGCGGAAGGCTTTCTTCAAGAAATGGGGCGGCGGGTTGACGATGTCCTTGCCCCAGTGGACGCCCTCGTGAATCGGCCCCGCTTGGGGATGCTCGTAGCCAGCAGAGCGCGACACGGAGAGGCGCTTCGTCATGTTGTAGGCGGCGTCGGAGACGAAGCCGGTGTCCGCCAGCGGCGGCAGAGGAGGGCCGTCAGAGGTGGGGGCGTCGGCGTGCTCAGCGGGCGGACGGCGCGGCACGAGGGGCGCGCTCAACTCCAGCGTGCGCCGGGCGGCGTCGTGCAGCGGCACGTCCAGCTTGCGCAGCACATCCTGCGCGTTGCGGCGCAGCGCGAGAATGCGGGAGGGGTCGAAGCGAACGCGGACGGGCATGCCCCTGAGAAGGGGCGGCGCCTACGCCGAGTAGCGCGCGGTGAGGTTGAAAACGAAGCGGGGCCAGTCGCTCGCGTCCGGGCCCATGTAGTGCGGGCCCGCGCCCTCGCAGCGCACGTCCACGTAGCCGGGCACGCGCGCCAGGTGGAGCGCCGTCCAGCACCGCGCCGCCAGCTCGCGCGTGGCCGTGTAGCTGGCTTGGGGCCCACGCACGATGACTTGCACGTCCGCGGACAGCACGCCGCGCCTGGTGCCCAGGTAGAGGCTGCCGTCGCCGCCCGTGTGGCGGAGGCAGACCATCCGCGGCGGTGCCTTGGGCGGGAAGGGCCCGGGGTAGAGCGTGGGCGGGTTGCTGGTGGTGGACAGGCCCAGCCCGGCCGCCTCCAGGTACGCGGCCAGCTCGAGCTCCACGTCCCGGGGTGTCACAGGTACACCTCGTAATGGTCCACTTCGCCGGAGAGGGCGTGGCGCGGACTGCACCGGAGCGGCTCCCTGCCGGCGTTGTAGTCGTCCGGGCTGGTTCCGGGCGGGTACACCCTGTCCTCGGGCTTCACCTCCACCCTGGTCCACATGACGGCCTCGGAGACGCGGTCGCTTCCGTCCGCGGTGACGAGGCGCTTTGTGGCGCCCTCGTAGCGGCAGGGGTGCAGCTCCGGCTCCGCGTACTCGTGCTCGCCGCGGGCGTTGGTGCGCACCAGGCGCTCCAGCCAGAACGTCTGGCGCAAGGCGTGGCCCATGAGCATCAGCGCAGCCTCCGGTACGGGGTGAGCATCTGCCTCGCGGTGGAGGGGAGGGCGGCGCGGCCCCCGCCCTCGCCGGCGAAGTAGCTCATGGACGTTCCGCCAATGTTCTCGCTGGCGACGTCGCCGGGCTTCCCGTCGCGCGAGAGGGCCGCCGTCACGCACTCGATGGCGGCGAGCTGGATGGCGGCGGGCAGGTCCACCTGCAGCGTGTCATCCAACGCGCGCTGGCCCGGCGTCACCCAGCCCGCGTCATAGGTGACAACCACCTCGCCCGTGTCGCGCGCCACTAGCGGCGTGGGGGAGACGCCCGTCGTCCAACTGCCGGTGAAGGGCCAGCTCGAGGAGCGCGCCACCAGCCGCCCCAAGAGCGCGGAATCGAGCGCGTAGGACGCGGCGTCCACCTCGACGCCGCGCACCTCCACGCGCACCACCTGCCGGACGGCGCCGCTCTTCAGCCAGAGGTGCGGCCCGCCCGTGCCCGCCACCGACTCCACCACACCCAGTCGGCGGTGAAGCGGATAGCCGACGTAGGACGCCACGGCCTCACTCGCCGCGGCGATGAAGAGGTCGAGCCGCGCCGTCTCCACCCCGGCACGCGCAGCGGGGTGGAGCATTGCAGCCGTCAGCAAATCCTGGGGGGCGGGCATGGCCGTGTCACCTCACAGCGGCTTGCGGGAGCTGCCGCCAACCACCAGCAATGCGCCCGTGGTGAGCGTGGGCGAGGAGCCGCCGACGAGAACCAGCTCCTGCACCACGCGCAGCTCCTCGTGGTCGTCGCCGACGTAGGTGAAGTTCAGGTCCAGCTCCACGGCGCCGTTGGCCGCGGAGGCCTCCACGGTGATGGGGTCGCCGTCCCGGTCCACCACGGGAGCCCAGGCGCCGTCTGGAGCGCGCGACTCGAAGCTGTAGGTGGCGCTTACTTCGGTGGGCGCACCAGTGGCAGCACCGACGAGCACCGCGAGGACACCGGACTTGTAGGGGGTGATGTCGATGGCAGGCCCCTGCACGGTGCCGGTAGCGCGAGCGGCCGGGTCGAGGGCGACGACGTTCGTCTTGATGTAGGCGCCGATGTTGACAAGGGAAGGGTGCATGCGTGTCTCCTGTGAGGATTTGAGAGGGATTGCGGGCGGCCCATGCGAGCGCCGCCCGCGTGGTGGGGCTCAGTAGGTAACGCCCGTGCGGACGCTGAAGGCCTTCGCACGGCGCAGCTGCCAGTCGCCCTCCTGGACACCGCGCACCGTCTTGCGGTCTCGTCGGAAGTCGTTGCCGTTCTCCCCGAGCTCGATTTCCAGCGGCGCCGCGTTGCCGAAGTACAGCTCCTGCGCGAGGCCGAAGCCCATGATGTTCTTGCCCGCCAGCGACTCGGTGTGACGCACCGGGAAGCCGTTGATGGTGGGGTGCTCCAGGTCCTGGAGGCCAGGGAACACCCAGCCGCCGTTACCCGAGCCGGCCGCGTCGCGCAGGCTGCCCAGGTGCATCATCGTCCCGCTCGTCATGAAGTAGAACGGGTTGGAGCCCGTGAGGGGGATGTTGGCCGCCATGACGTCCGCCACCATGCCCTTCAGGTCGGCCACCTTCTCGTCGTTGGAGGTGCCGCCGATGGCCTTCTTGGTGATGTCCTTCGTGTGGAGGATGCCGGTGGGCGTCTTCGCCCCCTTGCCGATGAGGCCCGCCTGGTCGAAGGCGCCGCCCATGGCCCGGCCGATGTCGGTGGCAATCTGCTCCGCGGAGCGCAGGGTGCCCTTGCGCATCAGGTCGTTGCTGATGCGGATGGTGGCCATGGCCTTGTAGGCGCCCAGCACCAGGTCCCCGGTGTCCAGCTCGCCCTCGCTGGCCTCCTCGTCCTCGCCCTCCCATGCGACGGAGACGCCCTCGTTGATGACGCCGATGGTCAGCTTTGAGCCATAGCCAGACTCCACGCGGCACCCGGCCGCCAGGAGGATGGAGGCGGGGCGCAGCACGTCGATGATTTCCTCGGACCGCGTCTCGCGCGCCCAGATGCTGCCGCCCTGGGAGAAGACGCCCTCGAAGACACCGGCGGACTTCGCCTTGTCGATGAACTCGCGCAGGGGCTGGTTACGCGCCTGCGACTTCTCGCGCGCCGTCCGGTCCTCGAAGTCGAGGAAGGCCATCTTCATGCGCAGGCCGAGCGCGGCGTGCGCCGGCCGCTCGGTGTCGAACATGCCCTTGTACCTGAGCACCGCGGGGGCCTTGCCGCCCGGCTCGATGGGGGCCGGCTGGCGGGAGGCGAGGGCGGCCTCCACGTGCTTGGTGATGAGGGGGGCGAGCGCCACCTCCACCGCCTTGGGCACAACAGGACGCTTCGGGGTGGGCTTCGTAGACGCAGGCATAGGAACTCCAGGGTGGGGTGGGGCGCCAGACGCGGCGCGGTGTCGATGATCAGAAGGGGCGGCCGTCACTTCGTGGTGAAGGCCCGGAAGAACTTCGCCACCGTCTCGGCGTCCTCCTCGTCGGTGGACTTATCCTCGGTGTCGTCGCCGCCCGACTTGTCCTCGGTGTCCTCCTCGTCGGTGGACTTGTCCTCGGTCTCCTCGTCGCCGGACTTATCCTCGGTGTCCTCCTCGTCGGTGGACTTGTCCTCGGTCTCCTCATCGGCCTGCATCGCCTTAACCATCGCCTTAACCTCGGCCACGTCCGCAACGAGCTGCTTCCATGCCTTCGCCATTTCCTCGGGCGTCATCGTCTTCACTCTCAGGGCTTTGGGTTTCGCGGGAATGCCGGTGAGGGAAACCTCCACCAGCTCGGCCGAAATGACGTCCTCGCCACCGAACTCGTTCGGACGCGAGGCCAACGTGATGTAGCCGATGCTGCAAGCGCGGATGGTCCCGTCGGCCACCAGCGCCTTCACGTCTCGCGACTCCTGCGTGGCGTCGGAGACACGCGGCTCCATGAAGTGCTTGGAGCCCTCTTCCCAGACGCGACAGGTGCCCACCGGGAGACGGCCTTGCCGGTGGCCGTGGTCCCAGTAGAGGACGGGGTTGGCCGCGTGGGCCTCCAGCTTCAGCGCGCCCGGCAGCATGCGGTCGCCGTCACGGTCCGGCTCGGTGTCGCACGCCTGGAAGACGGGCAGCTCTCCCGAGGCCGCTGGCGCGGCCGTCATCCTCTTGAATCGCATCTTCGCCATGCCCCCTCAGAAGGGGCGGCGCTGGCGTCAGAGGCGGCCTTCCTCGCCGCTCCTGTCGCGCGGGGGCATGGGCGTGGCGTTCGCGCTGGCGCTCTCCGGGTTGTTGCCGCCGGCGCCCTGGCCAGGGAGGGGCAAGGGCCGTTGTCCCTCCAGCTCCGGGTCCGGCTGGTATCCCGCCAGCACGCGCACCTCGTTCCAGGTGAAGGCTTGCGTGGGCGCCGTCGTCATGAGCCGGAAGACGCGCTCCCACTGCTGGGGGCGCGGGTCCTCGTAGTCGAGGATGGCGTCCCGGTCCACGAGGGGCACCAGGCAGTGCTGGAACCAGGTGCGCCAGAACTCCAGCCGCGGCAGGACGGCGAAGTCGGCCAGGGTGTACTTCGCGTCTTCGGACGTGGCGCGGTTGCTGGCGGAGAGGTCGCCCACCAGCTCCGGCGGCACGTTGAACGTCTGGCGGATGTAGTCCAGCAGGCCCTTCTTCAACTCCTCGGTTTGCAGCTCCCGGAAGTTGACGCGCACCTCGGCTATGGTGGCGCCGCCACGCACGAACCACATTCGCCCGGCGTTCTCCGGGCTGGAGAACTGGGACTCGAAGTCCTTACGCAGGTCATCAACGGCTTCGCTTAACTCCTCCGCGTCGCCGTTACGGCTGTCGATGCCGACGATGCCGGCGGGGATGCCTCCGCGCTCGAAGGTAGACTTCGTTGCGCGGGCAATCGCCTCGGCCGTGTCCAGCTCATCACCCAGGGCCATGCCCGCGCCGGAGCCTCTGTCCTCGGGATTGTCCGGGTCTAGGTGCTTGAACCAGAGGACGTCCGCCTCGGGCACCGCGCCGCTGAAGAGGTTGTAGGAGATGAAGAAGAACGGCTGCTCGGGCGTGGGCGTCATGAGCACCCGACTGGGCGGGACGATGGTCCAGCCCACCACACGGCCGTCCTCACTGCGCTGGAGCCATAGGAAGACTTCGCCCACCAGGTCGACATGCACCTGCCCCAGCTTCCGGTAGGCGCGGCCGGGGTAGCGGGGGTGCGGAGAGTCCAGCAGCCGCAGCAACTCGTGGTCGGGCAACTCCACCAGCTCGCCCGCCTCGGTCGCCTCCTTCAACGCCTTGGTACGCAGCGCGCGGTCCGCAGACTTCACCCGCTGGTCCGTCCGTCCTGCCCCCGGCTGGGCGGGCTTGTAGACCTTCCATGCAGGAGTAGCGACGGCCTCCGCCACCGTGTCCACCACGGCGCGCAGCCACGCAATCTCCCGGTACGCCAGCAGCACCTCCCGGCTTCCACGGCGCGGGCTGAAACTGGACAGGGGGAGGATACGGACCAGAGGGCCCTGGTGGGTAGGGAGCAACCCCAGGGACGCCAAGGCGCGACGAATGAATGTGGCCATGCCCATGAAAAGGGGTGAGGCATCGTGCGATATCGACAGGCCCCCTTCTGTTCGTTATGCGACTTCCCTAGGATAGTTCCAGTGTCCCCCTGATGGGGTCATCAGTTCTTGATGCGAGGAGACGCAACGTCCGCCTCTTGGACCATGCTGATATGACGAATACGGATATTATCGCTGTTATTGGTGCGGCCGCATGGATTCCCCAGATCTTTGCATTGATTTATCAGTTTCTGACGAGGCCATTGGTTCACATATTGCCCGACAAAAAGGCTAGCGTCGGATTTACTGGTTTTGGGCCGATCTTTAACTTGAGGATGGCGTTTGCAGTAGATCGAAAAGATGCCGTGCTAGATGGTGTATTCGTTGAAATGACGCATGAGGATGGGTCAAAGCTACGGCTTGATTGGTTTGGCACGATTGAGACGTTTAGTCATATTGTGGGGCCGGAAGGGATCAGGCAGACGGTTGAGCGGGAAAGTCCGCCTATCGCAATGAAGCTGAGTACATTTGGGCTTCACGATAAATTCGTTCGTTTCCAGAGTCGCTCGTATCATGATGGCAAGAAGCCACTCGAGAATGCGTTTTTTAGTCACCTGAATTTTCTTAAGACGAAGGGTGGGGACTGTCTTGGTGCGGCAATGGAGTCTAGGGAAGCTGCTGAGCTTTCAAATTATTACCGGCGTTCGTTCTGCTGGAAGGCGGGGCGGTATGATTTGAAGTTTGGGGTGTCCTCACCTGGGCGGGTGGGCGTGCGTGTTAGGAAATCTTCTTTTGTTCTTTCGCAGGCGGATGTGGATGGGTTGGTTTTGAATGTGGGATTTGTGACCAAGGACTTCGAGATCTATGCAGGGCATCTCGCGAAGGAGCCTCGTGAGGGACAAGTGCCGTGGGAGTGGCGAGAGGTGGCGTTGGCTAATGGCGACTAGCGTGCTGGGGCTGGGATCAGGTGTCTATGGTTGTTTCGGCTGTTTCAGCTCGTGTCCGTTCTCCAGCTCCGGCATTCCTTCGTCGCTTTACCGTGTACTTGAAGACAGGCCAGCAGAGTGCGTCTACTCGGTCGTCTCGTGCATGGCCTCCCTCCTGGCCGGTGAACTTCGCCAGTTGCTCTTCGAGCTGCTTGTGCTTCCCCACCATGTGGATCAAGCCCGTCTCTGCGAGCATGGAAACAGGAGCTGCTCGTTCGGCTTTTGACTGCTGGGCTCGTTCTGTCCGTACCTTCACCTTTGCGACCTGGAGGATGGTGTGTTTCACCATGCTCCCTCCCGTGTTTGTCTCGGCGAATATCCATGCGCGCGGGCGCCCGCGACGGTCCCGCCTGGCGAAGGGCTCCCAGGCCCGGAGCGCTTCCACGGCCCTCCGAGCCCAGGCGCTGGGCTCGGGACTGCGTAGGGATAGGTCGGCGAGTACGTAGACGTGGTCGAGGCCGTCGCTCTCCTGGCGCACGCCTACCGCGACGATGCCGTGCATATCCGCGTTTTTTTTCTCCCCGGTCGCCGGGTCTACGCTGATGACGATGAAATCGAACTCCTCGGGACGCTTCTTCGGGTGGATACGCGACGCCTCCCAGTCCACCTTCCGGAAGAGGGCCGGGTCCAAATCGAAGGCGAGCTCGCCCAGGAACTCGCGCCGGCCCACCGTCGAAGCTGCGGCCCGCCGCGCCTGGCGGATGTAGGCCGCGTCCAGGTTGGCCGCGTTGTCGAAGGTGGAGGAGCGCGACAGCACCAGGCCCTCCCTGTCCTTGAGGATGGTGCGGAAGAGCTGCGTGGGCGCAGGCGTCGTCGTAATCACTTTGCGGCTGGAGAGGCCGAGCTGGCGCATGCGCTGGGAGGTTCCGCGGCCGACGCGGCAGCACTCCTCGAAGACGCCCTCCGGGTCCTTCTCCCAGGCCACGATTTCGTCCAGCCACTCGAAGGTGTAGCCGTAGCCGCGGAACTTGTTGGCCTTCGCCGCTGGCAGGTAGTCGGCCACCACTCCGTTGGGGAAGATGAGCTGCTTCTTGCTCTTCCTATGCTCGGGCCGGAACCAGGGCGGCGCCAGCGTGAGGATGCCGGACGGACCCTCTAGCTGGTTCTTGATGATCTCTGTGTACGTCGGTCCGACGATGAGGATGCGGGCGCCCGGGTCCTGTCGGGCCTCGTGAATGACGGAGGCAGCGCCGGCGTGCGTCTTCCCGGCACCGCGGCCCCCCAACAAGAACCAGACGCGCCAGCGGGCCAGGGACTGGTCCACTAGGTCCGGCGGCTGCTGCACGGGGCGCAGGGAGAAGCCCGGCTCGTAGTGGAGGGTGAGCAGCTCCTGGGGCGTCAGCTCCAGCCGCGAGGGGAAGTCGGCGATGGTGCCGAAGCGCTCGCGCAGCTTGAGGGCCAGCCGGTCCAGCTTCGAGTACCGGCCGTGCGTCTCGGGGCGGAGAATGGGGAGTCCTTCGAGCAGGTCTCCGCTCTCGGTGACGACCTCACTCTTCATCGTCCTCTTCCTCGCCTTGGGGCTCGGGGGCTTCGTCGGCGTCAGGGGACTCCGCGCGCGAGGACTCAGCGAGGAAGCGCTCCAGCTTCTCCACCAGGGCCCGCTGGGCGTCCTCCGGCTTCACCAGCTCGAAGGGGCCCTGCGCGTCACCCACCGCCGTGGTGCGCTCGCGCTCGGTGCGGAACTCGCGGTCGGCGACGCCCAGGCGCCAGCGCAGCACCTTGTCGTTCATCGACTTGTCGCGGATGGCCTCCTCCACCGCGCGCACGAGGTCCATCTGGTACTCGGCCTCGGCCTTCTCCACGTCCTGCACCAACTCGGTGTAGCGGCTGCGCTTGCCGGTCTCGATGGCGTCACGCCCGCGGCGTAGCCAGTTCTCCAGGTGCTTCGCGCTGGTGCCCGCGATGGAGGCCGCGATGCGGCGGGTGGCGCCCTTGCGAATCTGCGCCACCACCTCCGTCTGGATGGCATACGTCAGCGAGGTGGCCGGCCCGGAGAACTTCGCGGGCCGGCCACGCTTGCGCTTCGGCGGCTTGCCGAGGGGCTTGTCTGGGTCGTAGCCGCGCGCGTGAGACATGCCCCTCAGAAGGGGCGACTACTCGGCGCCGCACGCGAGTTGCTTCGCGCGCTCCACGAGGGCCACCAGGCACCCAGCGGCCTTCTCCTGGTGCTCGCCGGGCACTCGCGTTCCGGCCTCGCTCAGGGCGGTGAGCGCACCCGCGCAGGCCGTGATGGCGCCCGATACCTCCGACAGGGTGACAGTGGGGCGGTCGAGCTTGGGGCCGATGCGCTCCAGCGTGGACTCCAACGCTTCGAGGGATGCGATGGCCGGGCCGGTGTCGCAGGTGACGTCGATGTGGAGGTCGCCCACGTTGATGCTCGTGGCGCTGGGGGCGTCCGCAGTGCTGCCCGCCTCGGTCCTGACGAGCGCCCACATGGCGTGGTCGCGCAGGCCAGCCGGCCCCCGGGTGCTCTGCGCGCGGATGACGTCGCCTTCGGTGAGGATTGCGGTCCGCCCGAGCAGCGTCTTGCGCCCGGTGAGGCGGAGGCCATCGGGAAGAGCCTCCGCGGAGATGAACTCCTGGCCTCGCAGGGCCCGCTCAGCGTCCACGATGCGGGGAGAGACGGACTGCGACTTGGACTCGGTGGTGGTGTTGGTCATGCCCCCGGAGAAGCGGCGCCAGCGGCCCGTCCTGCGACGCGAGCGCGCCAACGTCCGGAGGGCCTCTCACATGCGACGAACGTGCTCCAGCGGCCCGCCAGGAACCCGAGGGGCCCAGAAAAATGGGGGTCTGCCCTCAGTTCTCCCTCGGAAAAATCCCGATTAATTCCGTGACGCCAGATTGTACCGCGCCGAGCAATCACGTTTTGAGGCCACCTCCCCGGTTTCCCACCCCGGGGCGTCGCTACCTGCATTCACTCTCACTGCAATTTGTGTTGTCCTACATTGTGGACTGTCTGCCGCCGCGCGCCTCTATCCCGCCGCCTGTGGCGGACTTAGTGGCGCGAACGGTGGCGGCATGCATGCAGGCCACGGCCATCCGCATTGAGCGCAGTGAGTAGATGGACGTGGCCCTGGCTAACTTGCAATCCGTGGCAGCATGGAGCGCTCGGAAAGAGGGCTGTAGCCGCGGCGTACGGAAACGCGGACAGCAGCGCCCCTGTGGACCGTGGGCGGGTTCGCGTGGAGTGGTGGCGCCGGCCTACAGCCATGCAGGGATTTCGTTCCCCGCATAATCCCTCTTGGCGTAGCAGTCCTCGTACCAGTGGCCGACATGGCCGCAGCGGAAGCAGACTTCGCCAATCCCGCTGTGGATGCGCCCATGGATGCCTCGCGTGATTGCCACGAGGTTCGCGGGCCGGTTGTCGTCCTTGTTCTCGTTGATGTGGTGGACGACGTAGCCGTCAGGTACGGGCCTGCCTAGCTTCTTCTCCATTACGCGGATGTGGACGAACTCTTCCTGGCCGTCCGAATCGATGAACGTCTGGTAGCCATTCCTGCTGCCGAGCGCCATGGTGCCCCCTTGGTGTGCACACAGGATACCACATTTCACGACGCGGCGAAAGGGATTGCGATGTTGAGCTGCCGTTGAGCTGGGCGCAACGCCGCCTCTTCTCGCGGGCATGACCGTCCTGCTCGCCGTGGTCGTCCTTGCCCTCGTCGTGGTGCTCTTCGTCGTCTGCCGCCGTCTCCAGGACGCCGAATACTGGCGAGCCCATTGGCGCCGCCGGCATGACGAGCGGGACACGGAGTTGAGCGCGGCCCTGTCGGAGGGGCAGGACTTCAGGGGCAACGTGGAGCACGCGCTCCGCATCCTGTGCCGCCGCGTCGAAGTCGTGACGCCAGCGGACGGGGCAGCGGTGGCGTTTCTCCGGGCGGCCTTCCCGATGCTGCCGGCGCCGCCCGGTCCTCGCGTCTTGGAGTCGCTGCCCGGGGGCAAGCATAAGCATGCGGAACCGTTGAGCGCAGTCACCTGCCCGAAGTGCGAGGACGCTTCCTGCGTGGCCCCTGGCCAGTGCGATGACCTCTTCGGCGGGGACGCGCCGTGAGCTATGCCGCTGGCACTTCGGGAACGTGAGCGCCGGTGCTCCGCTCTCTCCGAGCTGCGTGAAACTGCTCCCGGACGAACTGCTCCCGCTCCCTCTCGCTCGGCAGCTCCTGGGCGCACTCGAAGCAGACGTTTCGCCAGAGTTCTTCCGTGCCTCCGTCCACCGCGACCTTTACGGCGAGAGGCGACCAGGGCTTGCGCGGCTCGCCAGGTTTCCACAGCCGCATTTCGAATGGACGCCTGCACCGAGTGCAGTGCTGGAGGTCTCTGCATCGCGGTTCACGCTCAAACAGGTCTGTCATCCACATTCCTTTCGCGCCGCCCTGAATTGGGCTGTGAATGACCGTCCCGCGCGACCACCACGGTTTGCAAGCGCGAAGGTGAGCCACCGCCCCTTCTGACGGCGCATGAGCTCCCCCACCATGGAAACCGCCGTCATCGCCCTTGCGGTGAGCCAGCTCCTTGTCCCGCTCCTCCAAGGGCTGCTCTCCCGGCGCCAGGCGAAGCACGAGGCCGCCGTGGAGCAGGTGCCGCTGCTGGTGGAGCGCCTGGGCACGGTGGCGGCTGACGTGCGCGACATCAAGGCGGAGCTGCGCCGCGTTGGGGAACACGACTCCTTGCTGAAGCAGGTGGACCTGCGCCTCAAGGCGCTGGAGTCCTGGCAGGCGGAGGCCCGCCCCCAGCTCGCCCGCGCGTCGAGTGACACGCACCTCCTCATGGGCGAGCGCAGCGCCCGCCAGATGCATCACGCGGCGAACGTCGTGGCCGCCCAGGATGCGGGCCGCGCGCGCCCATGAGCCTTTCACCCGTAGCACCACCGAAGGAGTGCCCCATGTCGCACGCACCTGCCCAATCGAAGCCGTCCGCCCCCGCCTACTCGCCCGCGCCGGAGCTCGTGGCCGCCGCGGAGCGAGCCCTCGCCACCGCAAACCCCGCGCACCTCGACACGGCCGAGCGCATGTACCTGTCGTATGGCGCCGTGACGGACGGGCGCTCGGCGGTGACGGGGGCCCTGTTGCCGCCGTTCCGCGAGTGCTCCGTGCTGGTGCGTGCCGGCTGGCTCGCCGCCGCGCGCGTCTTCCCGTCCATCGCGGCTGCCTACGAGTCCTGAGCGCCGCTTCTCCCGGGGGCAACCCTTCGCCCTCGGGAGTCCTCATGTCGAGCTCGCAGCGCGCCGCCTTTCTTTCCCTGGTCCTCTCTCAGATGCACGCGCCCTACCGATGGGGAGGGAAGGGGGAGCGCGACCCCTCCACGGGCCAACGTGTCTTCGACTGCTCCGGCTTGGTGACGTGGGCCTTGCGTGAGGTCGGTGGGCCCGACTGGCGCGCGACGCATCACACGGGCCGCCTCTGGACGGAGTGCGCTCGCCTGAAGCTGGGCGACCTGGTGCTCCCCGGGGACCTGGTGATGTACCACCGGTTGGGCGAGCCGACGAAGCCGGAGCACGTGATGGTGGTGGTGGGGTACGCCGTCGGCGTCGTGGTGGGCGCCTCCGGAGGCGACAGGAAGACGCTCACCCTGGCCGACGCGGCACGCGACGACGCACGCGTGAAGGCCTTCAGCAGCCTCGATTACCGGGCCCGACGCATGAATGGCGTCTGCCGCTTGCCGTTCACCTCGTGAGGTGAGCGCCTCTTCTCCTGGGGGCTGTCAACTCGCAGTCCCCAGGAGCACCCATGAAGCACCGCAATACCCTCATCCTCTCCGCCGCCCTCGGCGTCCTCCTCACGGCTCCTGTGGCGCTGGCCCAGGCCGCCGGGGCCGCGGCGGGCGGCATCCTCGACACCATCATCGCGTCCGTGTTCACGCCGTCCGGTATCGCCACCGGACTCGGCATCGTCGGCGCTGGCGTGGCCCTCTTCGCGGGCGGCAACTGGCTCAACGAGCGGCGCAAGCGGCGCATCGCCCTGGCCGCCTTCCACGCCTTCAACATCGTGGAGGACATCGCCGCAGAGAACCCGGCGGACAACGGCTGGGACAAGGCCGCCCGTGGGCTCCAGGTGGTGGATGAGTGGATGCGCGCCAACGGCTGGCGCCCGCTCAAGCCGCAAGAGCAGGCGGTGGTGAAGCTGTCCTTCAGCGCGCTCCACGGTGAGCAGCAGTCCGGCATGAAGACGTCGCGGTCGGTGGATGCGGCTGCCCTTGCCGCCGCGTACGCCGTCACCAGCTCCGGACTGGAGAAGGTGCTCCCGGTCCCTTCGACGCCCCGCGGGTAGCAGTGTCCGCGGGGCTATCCCGTGTCCTCTCCGGCGTACCGGTGAGGAGCGGATACCTGGAGGCCCAGGCCGGCGCGTCCTCGCTCTCCGGCGCCTACGCGCACCTGGAGGCGGGGGTGCGGCTCCGGTCCAACCTCGGGCTATTCGCCTTCGGTGAGACCACCGCACGCGAGCGGATGGCTGGCGCTGGCATTCGCTACACGTTCGGCTGGTGAGGTGAGGCGGCCCGCTCCAGTGCACCGGGGCGGGCACGGCGAACACTTTCGTCGGACCGTCGTACCCTTGCGCGTACTTTTCCTGTGGGCGTGCTGCTCCTGCCCGGCCTACACGCATGATTAACGGGCCCAGCAGGCCCGCCTCGACGCGCGGACTTCATGGTCTCTCAGAGGAGTTGGTAGACCACTGCAGAGCCACAGAGGGTCGAGTAGGTGACATCGAACGCGCACGTGTCACCGAGCCGTACCTCGCTCTGTGCTTGGACGGTGATCGTCTTTTCCTCGGAATGGCCTTGTGCGCTGGCCACCGCCCGGCGGTACTTGACGGTCACTGCCTTGTTCGTGTCGTTCTTCGCGTACACGATTGAGTTGCCCTTCTCCGGCTGAGTGTAACGCAGATAGACCCCGGGCGGTGCCGCCGCGGCCTCTTGAACCCCCGCGCTCATGCTGCCAATCAACAAGCAGGCAACGGCTGTTCCAAAAATCAGGCGACGCATCACTATCCCCCATTGAAAGCCCATTACTCTGTAGCCACGTTCAGTGGTTGATTGGAGTCATTCCATGCGCTACCAGACGATGGAATTGCCTTGTGGGGAGGGGTCGATAGACCCCATGGCTTCCGGGCGGCATCCGCCGTGCAGAAAGGGGCGCGCCGCGCCGTGGGTGTGGAACTCGAGGAGCGCTACTGCGAGGCTGCGGCCCGCCGGCTGGAGCAGGCGCTACGCGAGGGTCAGGACCAGGTCGCGTGACGCATCCGGCGGGGCGGCTGCATGCGGCTGCCCCGCCGGGCCTTGCCGGCATCCGAGGCGGCGACTCCTCGTGTGACTACAGCCGCACCGCGAGGATGCGCCAGCCTTTCACATCAACCGCATAGGTGGCACCCACGTCCAGGATGGGGGCCGTGGCGATGTCGCATGCATCCGGGTTCGGGATGATGCTGACGAGCACGACGCCATCTGAGGCGGGTGCCGTTACGACCTCGTAGGACTCGCGGCGGTTGAGGCACTCGTAGAGCGGCGTGGCGTCGCTGGGCAGCTTCCGGTCCCAGGGCAGGAAGTCGTCCATGGCGAGCTGGATGGCGCGAAGGGTGGTGCCGCTGATGACCTGTCGCCCCTCGGTCGGAAACGCGAGCGGGACTTCGACGGTCGCAGCCTCTTCCGGTGGGGCGTGGACTGGGCGTGGGGGCTTCTGGAACAGGGCGCATGCCGGGAGCATGCAGAGAAGGGGCAACAGAACGCGCTTCATGGGGCCTCCGTGCGGGCCACGATTCCGGAAGTGCATCGACACGCTCATCCCTCAGTCATCCACCGCGGTGACGACCCCGAGGCGCTTGTCCTCGTGCTTGATGATGCCCACCAGCTTCCATCGCTTGCGTTGTCGGAGGTAGACCTCTCCAGGTTGCTCGCTGCCGAGATTCGGCACGAATTTGGTGATGGTGCAGGTTCGGTCGAACTGGATGCGGATGCTCCAGATTTGCGTCGCTTTCAGTCGGTCCGTTTCCGACATAGGCGAGGGGGACCATGGGTGGCTGTGGAAGTCCCCGAGCACAATCGCCCGGCCTCTGTCGTCGACGACGTAGCGCGGGGGGATGCACTTCTTTAGCTTCGCGGGGCCAACGGTCACGGGCTGGCCCAATGGTGAGGCCGCGCTTGCGTAGTAGACGCCGTCTCCGAGTGAGTAGATGGCGCCGCAGTACTCCTGCCCGTAGTCGCCCGTCGTCGCGTTCTCTAGCTTCATGACGGTGGGGCAGAGTTGGTCGATGACCTCGTCCACGTTGGACGACGGGGTGACGGCTTCCCAGGGCCCACGGACGTAGACATGGGGGCCTGAGCGCCAATAGTCCCGCGTACCGCTCGGCTCAGGGGCACCGGCACAGCCGATAGCCACGCTGAACGCCGCGACGCGTCCCAACCGAACTGCTGACATGGACCCCTCCTGTCCGAACTCAGGAATTAGGGTCCATATATGATAAACATTTAAGTCATGACAATCTTGCTTTTCTGCTTTGTGGCTGGGATGCCCGCGCGAGGGATGCCCTTCCTCCCCTGTGCGGGCTGGCGCCGGGCGCCATCGGCGCGAGAACAACCCCGCCGGAGCACCATGCCCGGCGGGTGTGGCGAAGGCAGGCGAGAAGCCGCGCCTGGTGCCCGCCTCCACCACGAAACCTCAGTCGTCGTGTGTGCCCAGGCCGCAGATGACCCGGTTGCCCATTCGCAGCGCTGGCCCGCCGCACCAGCATTTCCCATCGGGGGCGTAGGTGCGTGGGGCAGGAGCGGGAGCTTCGGGCTCGCCGCGCAGTCTGCGCAGGTCGCGGGCGTAGTCCTCCCTCACGCGCTTGCGGCGGAGCTGCTCGGCAGTCTGGGCGGGCGGTCGGTCTCGACGCATACCCCGTAGAAGGGGCGCGCGTCAGGCGGGCGGCACGAGGAATCCCTGCGCCACGTGCTCGGGCTGCGCGTCCTGGTGGGTGTGGGAGTCCCGGGCTGTGGGCAGCCAGGCGCCGCAGGTGGCGCACCAGGAGACGCGGCACCCACCGGCCAGCACCAGGGTGGCCACCTCGGGGTGGAGGACGAGCATGTCCAGGGCGCCGCTCCGGTGCGCGCGGGGGATGCCCGCGCGGACGAGCTGCGCGACGAGTGCCTCCAGACGAGCCCATGCGGCGCGGGAGACGTGCAGTCCCTCAAGGCGGACGGTGCTTCCGGCAGGGGCCTTGCGGCGCTCCGGGCGCGTCTTCGTCTTGTCGTGGCTGGGCACGGCGTCCTTCTACCCGTCGCGGGCGCTGCGTCCAGGTTCCGGTTTCGGCTCCTCAAACGAAGCCGCGGAACACGAACCGTCGCTAGCGCATGCGCTATGGGCCGCCCCTTCTATTGGCTGTCGGAAGAGGACGGGCTCGGCCGGTGAGGACGGCCGAGCCCGCGAGTGCCCATGGACACCGGGAAAGCGCCGCTGGGGGCCACCAGTATACCGCCCCCTGCGCGCGCGCGTTCGGGGTTGGAGCCCGGCCGATGAACTCCACACCTCAGTCCCTCAGCACCACGCCTCCCCTCGCCGAGGTGCGCCTCTCCCTGCCCTGGCCGCCCTCGGGCAACCGCTACTGGCGCAGCGACAGGGGCGCCACGCCACACACCAGTGACGAGGGCAAGGCGTACAAGGCGCGGGTGAAGGCCTCCCACGTGGGCCAGCGCGCCCTCAAGGGCCCCGTGGTGCTGTCGGCCACGCTGTACCCGCCGACGAGGCAGAAGTCCGACCTCGGCAACCGGCTGAAGGTGCTGGAAGACGCGCTCGAACTGGTGGCGTACCTCAACGACAACCAGGTGCGGCGCTACCGGGACGTGGCCTTCGCAGAGGGGGCGTACAGGAAGATGGCCCGGGTGGAGGTGGTGCTGGAGGGCCAGGAGTGGGCGACGCCCGAGGAGGTGGAGGCCGAGCGGGTGCGACGCGCCGAGCAGGCCCGGAAGAGGCGGGCGACGCTGGCGCGCAACCGGGCCGCGAAGAAGCTGAAGGGGCTTCGGGTGACTCCTGCCGTCCGCCGCGGGGGTGTGGCGTGAAGGCCCAGGACGCGAAGCTGTCCGCCGCGGTGGAGATGGAGGCGCTGCTGTACCGGTTGCTGAAGGTGCCCGCCGGCAGCCTCGAAGCGCGGCGCGTGGAGTCCCGCCTCGCCGAACTGGTGCGGCCTCACCTGGTGAAGGTGGCCCGGCACGTGGCGCGAGCGTGGCGGGTGCCCGTGGAGGACCTGGTGCAGGAGGGGCTGCTGGCGGTGCTGAAGCGCCAGCGCGCGCACCCCTTCCGGCCCGGGGCGGCGGGGGAGGGGCGCAGCGCCTATCCCGCCTGGGCGATGAAGCTCGGGCGTCAGGCGATGCAGGCGTCGGCGCTCACCTGGTCAAGCCCCGTCCACCTGACGGACCACGCGCGCAAGGCGGTGAAGCGCGCGAAGAAGACGGCGGCGGCCGAGGGCGTGGAGGTGTCGTCAGTGCTGCGCCGCCAGGGACTGGACGCGGAGACGGCGCGGGCACTGGGCGAGGGCGCCGTGGCCAAGCCCCTGTCGCTTGAGGAGGTGCTGTCCTCCCGCGATGCCGGCGCCGAGTCGCGGGATGCATCCAGCGACAGAGGGTGCCGCGGGCTGGCGGCGCGCACGGAGGTGCTGTTGTCGCTGGTGGACAGCACGGCCGAGCGCTTGGCGCTGGTGGCCCAACGTGAGCGCGTGCTGTGGGCGCTGTACCGGTTGCCGCGGCTGGAGCGCCAGGTGGTGCAGGCCAGCATGGGACTGGGGCGGCCCGAGGGCCAGGAGGCCACGGAGAGGACGCTGTCCGTGGAGCTGCGCCTCACGCAGGCCCAGGTGCGGCGCCTGCGTGACGCGGGGCTGGCGAAGCTGCGCGCGGAGCTCGGCGTCGAGTGCCCTGAGCCGGAGCCTACCGCTCTGCCGATGCGTGGCGAGCTGCGCCGCCTACGCGTAGCCTCTGCTCGGCGCGGTCAACTCCGGGCTACGGAGCAAATGCCGTTGCTGGCGGTGGCGGGGAGGGCTTAGCGCCGTGCCCATCATCACAGCGAAGAAGCAGGGCATCTGTACCGCGGCGGGGTGCGGCGGGCGCATCCTCCGCGGGGAGCAGTGCTGGTACGAGGCCGCGGTGGGGATGCGTCACATCGAGTCGGCATGCCGATGGGCAGGCGCTGGGCGCCGGCCGAACCTCCGGGCCGGGAGGTGCCGATGCGGCGCCCTCGTGCCCCCGCGCGAGGGCAGCCTCACCCTGCGCGGGGAGAAGTCCTTCCGTGGCCGCGTCCGGAAGGTGTGGGCGGTGAGCTGCGCGCGGTGCATGTGACGCCTCACCTTCGGACGCCCGCCCTCCGGCCCGCCCTACGCCGCTGGGCGTAGAAGGCGAGGAAGGCGGGCCACCAGCCGGCCCACGTCAACACCACGCGCAGGGCCACCACGGACAGCCAGACGCAGATGGAGAGGAGGACGAGTGTCCCTGTCATCACCACCGCCCACGCCACGATGTGCACGAGCTGGCTCACGCACGCCCCTCCTCGTCGTCTTGCCACACCCTGCGCACGGCGCTGGAGTCCCGGCAGCCAGGGACCACGCGGCCATTCCGCCCGGGCCAGTAGATGCGCGGGAGCTCCTCGTCCGGGTGCTGCCCGCTCCGGCACTCCAGCCTGCCGTCGTCACCCGGCACCAGATCCACGCCGCACCCGGGACAGCGACGGGGCGCCGTCACGCCGAGCCCTCCGCAGGCGCATGCTCGCGCAGCAGGTGCAGCTCGCGCCGCGCGGCCTCCAGCTTCTCGCGCAGGAGGGCGCACTCCTGCTTCGCATCATCACGCTCGGCGCGCAGGAGGTTGGCCATTCCCTCGGCGATGTCGGCACGTTGGTCCGCCGCATGCGTCGCGGCGAGCCAGGTGCGCCTGGCGGTGCCGGGCAACTCCTCCCACGGCGGCAGGGCCGCGTTGCCGAGCGCCGCGCGGAAATGCTCATAGGCCTGCTTTGCCTGTCCTTCCTTCACCTGCACGAACTGCACGAGCTTCTCCAGGACCTGCAACATGGGCTGCCTCCATGCGCGCGTGATGAGAGGGCCGACGTGGCGCGCACACGCCGGCCGGAAGGGGAGGGCTACGAAGCGAGGACAGGGGCGGGCTGCGCGACGGCGAAGCGGAGGGCGATGCCGAGAGCGTGGGCGCGCTCCTTGAACGCGGCCTCGTAGCCGTCCTCCGCGAGCCACCGCATGGCGTAGCTGTCGGCCAGCTCCACGAGCAGCTCGCGGCCGTTAGTGCTCACTGGCTGGGCCCAGGCGGCGAGCTGCTCGGCGCCATAGCCGAATCCATCCCGGCGCATGACGTCCAGCACCTGTCCCCAAGCGCGGCCGGCCGGGGTGTCCGGCAGCGGCGCCGCCTGGACTTCGCCGCGGCCCACGGAGGTGTCCGCCCTGCGCCCGGCGCCGAGGGCTTGGCCAGCGTCGTTTCGGTGCTCGGGGGTGGCGTTTGCCTCCCACCGGCGCACCAGGTCAGAGAGGGTGTCGCAGCGCTGCTTGAACTGGGCCCGGAGGCCGTGCTCCCAGCGCCGCAGGACTTCCGCCACGGTGCCGCGGGACAGCAGCTCCCGCGCGGCAGCGTCATCCCGCCCGGGGCGCCAATCGTAGGGCACGCCCTTGACCTCCAGGCACACCCGGTTGACGCCGTCCGGCAGGGACTCCTCGTCGGTGTCTCCCGCTGAAATCCCTCGCGGAGCGCTGGCGGGAGTCTTGAGGGGCGGTGGCTGGGGCGCCTCGATGACGCGCCCAGGCGGCGTTGTCTTCTCCGCCTTTCGTCCTGGAGACTTCGTCTCCCTTCTCTTCTCTCCCGTCTCCCCTCTGTCCTCCCGCGCGGGAGTTTGGAGGGATTCGCGCGGAGAGGCGGCGGGCTCCTCGGCGTCTCCCTGGGCCCTGCCGTCAGGCTTGGCGCGGTCGCGCACCACCTTCGCGATGTGGGCGCCCTGCTCCTCGGCCCAGGAGGTCACCACCAGGTCTTCGCCGGTCAGCACCAGGAGGCCCACGGCGAGCAGCGCATCCACCAGCTTCCGGCGGCGCCCACGCCAGCGGACGGCGCGCTCCACGGCCAGCGCAGCACCGGGGCCGGGGAAACGGCCGTCCACGCGCTCCCGGCCGCAGTAGGCCCAGAGTCGGTAGAGGTAGACGTCGGCCTCGGCGCCGAGCTGGGCGCAGAGGGCATGCACCGCGTACTCCTCGGGGGCCGCGCTGCGAAATTTGAACCAGGGAAGAGGGCAGGTGGCCATGGGCTATGGCTCCTCGGTGTCGGACGGGGTGTTGGTAGGTGGCGGGGCCAGGGCGCAGGGCGGGTGGACGCAGCACGCCGGAGGCACAGGGCGGCTTCGGCAGTCCGCGCGCCAGCCGTAGCCATGGCGGCAGGTGGGCCACGGGCCGGGGTAGCGCACGCGGACGGCGAGTCCCGCGGCGGTGGCGCCGTGGAAGGTGAGGAAGCCCTCGTCGGTGACGACGTCACCGAGTTGGACGGCGCCGCACTCAGCGCACGTGGTGGCGCGCATGCGCAGGCAGAGGCTCATGGGAAGAGCCCAAATTGCTCGGGGTTGGCGAGCATCGGCGGGACCGGTCGGTCGTCCACGACACGCGGCCTGGGCGAAGGCGCTGGCGCAGGTGGCCGCTCACGCTCCGGGGCTGTGACGGGCGGTGCAGCTGGTGCCGCGTACACCTCCGGGCGCCAGATGCCGTCACGTGCGAGACGCATTCGCTCGCGCAGCTCCGGCACCAACCCCGGGTCCACTGGCGTCAGGCGCTTGGCGGGGGCCGCGACCAGCGGCTCCAGGGGCTGTAGCTCCTCCAACCACCACGCGATGGTCCCGCGGCAGTAAGGCGCACGCTTCGGCGCCCACCAGGCATCGCGGCCGAACGCCCGGTAGTCGTTCCCTACCGTGGACACCTCGGCCAATCGAGCCACGGCCACGTAGGCACCGGCCGGCAGCACGTCGCCGGCTGGTGCCTCCAGTCCGTGCGCCTCGCGAAGCCACCGGACCGCGTCGGCGTCGTAGTCGCGCGTCGCGTAGATGGCGAGCCAGCAGCCGAGCAGCTCGCGCGGCGGGTGCAGGGGATGCCGGCGAGGTGGGCCGCCATGGCGGGCGGGCTCCATGTCCGTGACGAACACCGACCACATGCCGTGGTGGGTGAGCGCCCATGTCCAGGGCCGCTCGAGCGGGAGGTGGAACACGCCGCGCCCGGCGCGCGTGTAGCGGTACGGGCCTCCGAGGGGGGCGGTCACAGTCGAGTCCTCGCGTTGTTCTTGGGGATGCGCTCCCCCTCGCGGAGACGAAGCGCCCAGCCCTCGCCGTGGCGTTCGCACGGCCGCGCCGCACCGTGCACCGTGAGGTGGGGCGTCTGGCCCCTGGCCCTCCAGAGGGAGTTGGTGGGCGTGCCCATCCACCTGCCGAGGACATCGCCGCCCGGGGACAGCACGGTCACCTCAATGGCGCGCGCGCTCACTGGACACCGCCTGCCGCTTCCAGCTCGGCGAGGATGGAGGCCTTCGCGGCCTCCTGTCGCGCGGCGCCGTCATCCAGGCATGCACGGACGAAGAGTTGGCAGTACGGCGAGCCGCCGCCGTCACGCCGCGCGCAGGCGACCTCGTTACGGCCGGCGAGGATGCGGCTCATGTCCCGCCAGCAGATGCTGCACGCGCCGCGGGGCCGCTCGCGCACGAGCTCCAGGAGCGTGGCCATGATGCGCGGGCGTTTGAATACGTCACGCTGGCGCGTCGTGAGGTGCCGCCATCCGTAGGAGCCGAACGCGCCAGCAGGGGCCGTCAGCTTCCGGGGGCGTTCGACCTGGTGCAGGGCGGCGCTCATTGCGCACCGTCCTTCCCGGCGCGCTCCACCAGCGCCGGCACGGTGGGCACCGGCGTGGTGGCGATGCGGGCATGCGTGCGCGGCTCTTGGCGCAGGAGTGGACAGGCGAACTCGTGGCACTCCGGCGTCATGTTGTCCGGGTGCGTGCACAGCCCGTCCACGGCGTTGGTGTGGCCGCAGTTGGCGACGGGGCGCGGCTCCTCATGCTTTGGGGCGTCAACGGCGGAGCGGATGCGGCGCTCCAGCCATGTGAGGAGGTGGGTCCACTGGACGGCAGGAATGCCCATGGACGCGTCGAGCGCGTCAGCGTCCAGCGCCAGAACCTGACGGAATTGGGTCCTGTCCTTCAGCGTTGCGAACTCGCGCCCCACCGCCTCCAGCAGCTCGGGCGGCGGGGTGGCGACGGCGGACTCCAGCGCGGCGACGTGGGCGAGCAGGTCCCGGACGTCCTCCCAACTGCTGGCAATGAAGCGGGCGTCAGGGTGGTTGATGGCGGTGATGCGCCCCCGCTGCGGGTTGGTGTCCGGCGCCGCCAACTCGGACACGTCGCGCAGAATGCCGTCGACGCAGAACACAGGCTGGGCGCTCTGCATCCCCCAGCGCCAGAACTCCATCACCGAGGACATGCGCGGCCCGTGCAGGCCGAGCTGCTGCCCGCGGGTGTAGCCGGACCAGTACCAGGGCCCACGCGAGGCAGTGGTGTGGCGCTCGCGGATGGCGGACAGCTTCTCTTCCGTCAGGGGAGTGCTCATCAGGCTACCCCCATGGGCGTGAAGAGGATGCGGCCGGCGCCGATGCACGCGAGGAGGCCGCGCTGCGCCTCGCTCAGGCCGCGAATCTGCGCCTTCACCGCGTTCGCGTCCTGGCTCCAATCCACGGGCAGGTGGAGGAGTCCGGCTGCAAGCGCGAGGGCGTGAGCGCCATTCCGCAGGTGCGGGGCGAACTTGTCGCCAGAGGGCTCGTGCGAAACGGAGAACTCGGTGCCGCCCTCGAAATCGAGGCGCGCGATGACGACGCCCCGCTCGCGGAAGACGCACGGCACCGTCACGGGGCCCTTGTCGGTGGAGAGGGTGACGGGAGGGAGCCCGTCTTGGAGCTTGAGCTTGCTGGCTATCAGCATGGTGAGTCTCCGGTGTGGTGGTGGCGGGGGCCCCGCTGGCGCGACTGGCCAGCGGGGCGGTGCGACGCGTCGCTGGGCGGTGCAGGGGATGCACTCGCGCCCGGCGGCGGGCTGCTAGTTGGGGGCGCTCGGACGGCGCCACCCGAGGACGTCATCGCCGTAGCGCCTTGCGGCGTGGGACACGTCCAGGGCCCGGTCCGTCATGTACTTGCGGTCCCGTCCGCCGCACAGCTTGCGGGCGGCGCGGTCCATGGTGGCGGTCTCAAACTTGTCGGAGTCGTATTGGCCCGGGAAGGCTTGGAGGAAGCCGGGTTGCCCAGACTCCGCCGCCTCAAGGTGCCGGGCGCCACAGTGGTAATAGGCGAGCAGCCGGATGCAGCGCACTTCCTCACTCGACAGCGTGAAGAGCCGCGAGTCCTGCCGGAAGATGCCGAGGACGTCTTGCCAGCAGCGCTGGTGCGCCGAGTCGGCGAGCCCGTCGTAGGCGGGCGGCGCGTCCTCAGACAGCAACAGGCGGATGGCGCGTGCACTGTCGTTGTCGCTGGCCATCATCTGGGGCTGGCCGTCACGGCGCGGCTGGAAGTGACGCCGGTCAGTGCCTCGCTGGACGCCCGGGTGGCCACGGTGCCCCGGCTGCCCAGCGCGGTGGGGCGCGTCCTGGTGCGGTTGGAACGTCGGTGCGCGCGGGGTGATGGGACGAACGCCGCGCTCGTACTGCTCGGGGCCAGAGCAGCCGACGACGGAGAGGGTGCACAGCAACAGCAGCGTGAAACGCTTCAA